CAGAGCGCGCGCCGCCATCACCGACCTGCTCACGCCTGTTTTCGAGCTTGTTGACAAGCTGCGCGGCATCGACAGGGCGAAGGAGGTGCAGGAGGCGGCGGCTGCGGCGACGGCAGCAGCCAAGACCGCGACGGAAGCCGGAGGGCAAAAACGCCTGTCAGACCCGGCCGCGTTTGCGCGACTGACTGCCGATCTGGCCTACGAAACCAGGCTACGCGAAAAGCACAAGCAGGAGCTCATCCAGTTAGAACAGGCTTACCAGGACAAGCTCGCCACGCTCAAGGACGAGGCGGCGCGCAAGGCATTCACCAGGGAATACCAGGAAGCGCGGCGCGAGCTTTTGCTCAAGCAGAAGCAGGAGATGGATAGCATCCTGTCGAAGAAGCAGGCGACCATCACGAAGCTGCCCGAGCTAAAGAAGCCCATGGAGGATGACATCCGCGCGATGCAGGAGGCGCTCAAGACCCAGGGCGAGATCATCGAGACGGCGCTGGCTGGACGACTCATCAAGGTGGCCGACTACTGGCAGGCGAAGGAGGCCATCGACGCCCAGGCCTTCGCCGCCGAGCGGGAAAAGCTCAGCCGCGAACTCGCCGCGCAGGAAGACCTGATCGCGCGGCTCTCCAGCGTCAAGCCGAAGGATGCCAACCAGAAGGCCGAGATCGCGGCAAAACTCAACGACGCGAAGGTGGCGGCGGCGAATCTGCGCGCGGAGCTCGATGCGCTGGACGGCCGGGAGGTGGCGGCGAAGTTCAAGCTGGAGATCGACCGCGAAAAAGCCTTGCGTGAAATCCGCGACGCCGTGGCCGAAGCGAAGGACGAAATCGCCAAGATGACCGGGACGGAAACGCCGGAAATGAGGCGTGCTGCTATCGAACGGGCGATGCGCGACACCATCGAAAAGCTGAAGCAGGACACCGAGGGTGCTGCGCTGGTGGACAGGCTAATCGACCTCAAGGCGAAGGAAGCCGAGCTCGCGGATTTCGAGAAGAAGTGGAGCCTGGCCATCGAGCGCATGCGCAACGTCGAGCAGTCTGCCAATGTGCAGGCGCAGGCTGGGCTGATCACCACCAGCGAGGCGCAGGAGATGATCGCCAAGGCGCACCGCGAGGCCGCGGCAGCCATGGAAGACCTGCTGCCGAAGATGGAAGCGATCGCCAATGCCCTGGGGCCGGAGGCCGTGGCCAAGGTCGAGCAATGGAAAACGGTGCTGTTGGAGACGAAGAACGTCGTTGATCCTGTGGCGTCAGCAATCAACACCGACGTCAAAAACGCTTTTGCCACGATGTTTGAGCAGATCGGCTCCGGCGCGAAGAGTGCCAAGGAAGCCTTCCTCGACTTCGCGCGCTCCGTGATCTTGGCCATCAACCGCATCGCCGCGCAGAAGCTGGCGGAGGAGATTTTCGGCAGCTTTGGCAAGGGCGGTGGCGGCATTGGGGGATTCATCTCCAGCCTGTTTAGCTTGTTCAAGCCCTATGCCACCGGTGGCTCCGTCCCCGGAACGGGCAACCGCGACACCGTGCCCGCCATGCTCACGCCGGGCGAATACGTCATCCGCCGCGATGTGGCCCGGCGCATTGGCTACCGTGTGCTCGATGCCATCAACGGCGGCGGGTGGGTGCCGAGCCTGAATCTTGGGCGGCTGGCTTTCGCCACTGGTGGGATGGTGCCTGATGTGAAAAGCCAGGCAATTCCGACGCAGGCAAGCCAGACGGTGCGCATCGTCAACGTGGTCGATCCGGCGCTTGCAGCGGACTGGCTCAACTCCTCCGCTGGCGAGCGCACCATCCTCAATATCCTCCAGCGCAATGCGGGAGCCGTCAAACAGGTGCTTGCGTAATGGCATATCAGACCGGTTCAGCGAATGATCATATTGACTTGCTCGCGAAGCTCATCAACTTTCTGAGCACTGGACTCGGCTCCGCCGAGAACTGGCAGGTGCTGAGATACACGGGCGTGTCAGAGATTGATGCCAGTTCCTTCGTCGTTAATTGGGAGCCGTGGAAGGCGATCAAAGGGCCATATCACAATCACGAGAACGGGTGGGCGACAGCGAGCGGACAGCATTTGAACTGCTGGTTTCGTGTGAAACTCGTGCAGCCGCTTGACATCACAAGAATCAAGATCACAGGCAGCCCGACCGCGAACCAGTCTCCGAAGGACTTCATCCTGCAATGGTCAGATGATGGCACCACATGGAACAACAGGATGTCGTTTAGCAATGTCACGTGGTCGGCAAGTGAGGTTAAGGAATTCACGATAACCGGAACGTCACCAGGCGCTAAACAGCATTGGCGCTTGTTCATATCGAACAACAACGGGAACACGACAACAACCGCGATCACAAAGCTCTGGATTCCTGAGTTTCAGGGCTTCCAGGATTTTGACCATGCGCGCAGACCGGCGGTATGGTTAAAGGCGCCTGGCATGACCGGGACTGATCCGTGCTACATCAACTTCCAGGTATATGACAGGCCGACGAGCGACTACTACAACATCGCCGTGACCGGCGCCACCGGATACGTGGCAGCGAACAGTTTCGACGATCAGCCTGGTGCTTTAACTGCGATGGCCATCCCGATGTGGAACCAGCCGATCCCATACTGGTTCAGCGGAAATGGTCAACGTGTCGTGATCGTCGCCAAAATCAACACGGTGTATGTGGCGGCTTACCTTGGGAAGATGCTGCCGTACGGCACACCGCAGCAATTCCCGTGTCCGCTCATCGTCGCCGCACCATTGCCTGGTGCGACTGGAACACGCTATTCGGACACGTCAGTCAGTTTGCCATTCAAAGGCAACAGAACGAACATGAAACTGCGGACAGTGGCTGGGACATGGATTCAACCATATGCTTGGCCGTATTCGACCAGTAACTCATTTCGTGATGTAAACGGTCAATACCCGTTGATGCCGATTGTCTTGTACGACAGCAGCAACACCTATGGCGTGCTTGACGGTGTTTCGCACGTGACAGGGTTCTCAAATGCCCCTGAAAACACCATCACGGTGGGAACCGAGACGCATACCGTCTTCCCGGAGACGAACAAAACAGGCATCAACGACTTTTTTGCAATAAGGACGGCCTGATGGCATACCAAACCGGAACAGTGACATCGACATCCGACCTTGCGTCCGTCATCACGAACTTTGCCGTGGCGAACGGGTGGACGCTCAACTCAGGTGTGCTCAACAAGGGGAATGCCTACATCCGCTTGCAGGTCATCAGCGCGTCAGAACTCCGGATTGATGCAGCAAGGAATGGAAACTTTTCCTCGCCTGACATCAGCCCGCTCTACTCGCGCATCTTCAATACGACTTGGCCCTCAACGGCCACTTACCACATCGTCGCGTTTAATAACCCCGACACTGTGTGGTGCACGATCAACTTTGATGTGATCAAGTTCCAGCATATCGGGTTCGGTACGATTGAGAAATACGGCACCTGGAACGGTGGCCAGTGGTTCCATGCACAGCACACGCAGGCATCTTTATCAAAAGACGGGAACGTGACGTCATATATCGATGGAGACGTGGTGCCTCTGAATGGTATGGGCACCACTGAGTGCGCATTGTTCTGGGGTGCGAGAATGAATGATAATTTAACCTATTTTTTAGATAACGGGCCAAGCAAGATACAATGTGATTTGAGAGGCAATGTATGGGAGCCGCCACCCTCTACGACTGGCAACCAGATATACACGCCTCAAATTGTTAGCCCAATTCACAAGAACAACCCAAACGCGTTCAATGGGCAAACCGTATTGACGCCATTCACGCCATTCTTGAAAGGTGCAGATGGTTATTTCATGCCAATCGGGCGCATTGGCCATTTGCGCTTTGTGAAGCTGGCCAATTACGACCCTGGCGACGTGATCACCATCGGTTCAGACAAGTGGAAGGTGTTCCCGTGGTACATAAAGGACACGACAAAGCCTGACGGAGAGAAAACTCCTAGCACTTCTACCACTTACACACCTTCGACTGGGATACTTGGTGTCGCTGTCAGGTACGACGGGCCGTAGCCATGCCAACCTATACGGGCTTCAATCTAGGCATATCACAACAATGGACGCGCGATCATCTGCACATCGCGCCGCTGGATGATTTTGGCGGTGCGCTGTATGCCGATCGGCAAGCGTCGCTGAATCAAGACGGCAAAAATGGATTGTTTACCAACAATGCCCCAGTGGACAGCATCACGTCCACGGCGCAGGGCTTCAAGGGCCAATCGTTCTTTGACGACTACTATTTCCGTGTGCATATCAGGCCAAACGTCATCGATGTTGGCAATCTGATCTCGACACAACAGCGACAGTTCGAGGTCTGGAACGCTCATTTTGAATCTAAAACATTGAGCGCCATCAACAAGTCCGGCACATACGCTGGACTTGAGTTATCTGATGCGCCGCTACCGCCTGCCGTGTACGGCCCCCTGCAATCATACGTGTACACCCTCACGGCGAAAGTGTCTGGCGATCCGGTAATCGATGCGATCTTCGATTTCGCTTTTGGGTCTGAACACGTATCTCTTCGCATCACCGGCCGCCGTGTGGTGATCTGGGTGATCCGCCCGGACTGGAACAATGGCATCACCGAACGGTTGGAGTGGCTCACGGACGTGCTCACGGCCAACAACGGGAATGAACAGCGGGTGCGGCTTCGCAAGAATGCAAGGCGCACGCTGGAAATGGCGTGGCTTGTCCAGGGACAACGAGCAATGATGGCCGATACCTTGCTCACCGGCTGGGGAAGCCGCAAATACTGCGTGCCGGTATGGATGGAGCGGGATCGCACCGCCGCACCCATTTCCGCCGGTGCGACCAGCATTACTGTCACCGATGCGGCGCTCAAGGATTACGCTGTGGGCGGCTACGTGGTCCTGTGGGCCGACGAGACAAAGGCCGAGGCCATCGAAATCGCAGCGATCTCCGGCAACACATTGACTCTCAAGACGCCCGTGGCCAACAGCTACCCGGCTGGCGCGTCCATCTGCCCGGCGATGTTTGGGCGCATCGATGGCGATGTGCAGGTGCGGCATGTCCGTTCCGATGCGCTGGCCTGGATAGTGCGCTTTCTCGATGAGGTGGCCACCGACAGACAGGCGGCGGAGATTGGCCCGACATGGCAGGGTTATGCCGTGCTCGATGAACGTCCGGATTACAGCGAAGACCAAACTTCCACGTGGAGCCGGACGCTTGAGGTGCTGGACAGTCTCACCGGCATGATGATGGTGGACGACACGACAGGCTATCCCATCGTCCGCCGCACCTATGCCTGGGTGCTCAATGGACGTCAAGCCATCGACCGCTGGAAGAAATGGGCCGCTGCGCGTGCTGGCAGGCTCAATGCCTTGTGGCTGCCCAGTTTCATGGACGATCTGGAGATCGTTCAGGACATTCAGCCGTCTGACACTTCAGTAACGGTGCGCAGTGGTCTCAATGCACGCTATGGAGTGGGCATGCCGAACCGCGCTGCGATCCGCATTGAAACAACAAGCGGCCAAGTGTTCCACCGTCGGATCACCAGCATGACAGAGACAGCCGCAGGCGATGATCAGCTTGTCATGGATTCGTCGCTTGGCGTTCTGCTGCCCGTGTCCAGCATTAGCCGCGCCATGTGGATGAGCCTAGTGAGGCTGGAATCTGATGCCGTCGAGATTCACTACGAGACCGACAGCATTGCCCGCATCCAGGCGACTTTTAGGATCGTGACGCAATGAGCTACGCAGGGCAGGAGAGCAGCGTTGCATCAGGCCACCCGGTGGAGCTGTACCGGTTTGCGCTTGGTGCAAACAGGTGGTTGTTTACGTCCGGCCAAAAGGAGGTGGTCTATCAATCCGAGACCTACGAACCCGCCCCGATCCGCCGATCAGGCATCGAGCAAGGCAACGAAATCAACCGGTCTGGCCTTGAGATCGTGCTGCCGCGCGACAATATGCTGGCCAATCAGTTCATCGCCAGCCCGCCTGATGGCGTGATGTCGGTGACGCTCTATCGGTTCCACGCCACCGACAGCGCCAACGAGGTCATTGTGCTCTGGAAGGGCCGCGTGGGCGGTGCGCGGCTCTCAGGCTCTGACCTGGTGCTCAAATGCGAGCCAATCGCCACCAGCCTCAAACGCCCCGGATTGCGGGCGCGTTATCAATTGCTCTGCAGGCATCCGCTGTATTCTGCCGGCTGCGGTGTTGCAAAGGAATCATTCATGACGAGCGGCACGGTGGCGTCCATTTCCGGCACGACGGTACAAGTGGCGGCTGCGGCCAGCAAGCCAAGCGGCTATTTCGTTGCTGGAATGCTGGCCACAAACGAGGGCCAACGCATGATTATCGGCCATACCGGAGCAAATGTCACGCTGGTTGCACCAATGCCTACGCTTGAGGTCGGTGATTCTGTGCGGCTTTATGCCGGGTGCGACCATTCAACGGCCACCTGCCTCAACCGCTTCAACAATCTGGCCAACTTCGGCGGGTTTCCGTACATCCCGCAGAAGAACCCGTTTTCGGGTGATGCAATCGTGTGAGGTGCAGCTATGTTGGAGCAGCTCATTCTTTGGGTCGTCACCACAGTCATTTCCGCCCTATTGGCACCGCGTCCGCAGATTCACGATGCACAGCCTGGGCAGATAGGTGACAAGGACATCCCCATCGCGAGCCAGGACGCACCGATTCCTGTGCTCTTCGGTACACGCGTGCTTTCGCAGCCCAATGTCGTGTGGTGGGGCGACGTGCGCGTGGTACCGATTCGCAGGTCGAGCGGGGGCAAGAAAGGATGAGCGCCGAAGTAATGGCAAGGCTGGAGCATGCAAGACGCCTTGGCTATTGTGCACGCGGCATGCGCAGGTGGTTTGAAGGTCGCGAGCATACGTGGCAGGAGTTCGTCTCCTTCGGCGTGCCGGTCTCGTGGCTGCGCGCCACTGGTGACGAGATGGCGATCCGCGTGGCAGAAGAGGCGGAACGTGAGGTGACGGCATGAGCGGCGGCGGCAAAGGCAAAAAGCAATACACCGTCGGCTACTGGTATGGCCTAGGCATGCACATGGTACTTTGCCATGGGCCGGTGGACGCCGTCACTGAAGTGATCGTCGGCGAACGCACTGCATGGACAGGAAGCGTTACGGGCAACGCCAGCATTACGATAAGCAGACGCGACCTATTCGGTGGCGAGGAGCGCGAAGGCGGCGTGGATGGCACGCTCGACGTGATGTTCGGCGGTTCAAGCCAGACGGCGAACGCATACCTACAAAGCCAGCTTGGAGCAAACATCCCGGCCTTCAGGGGCGTGCTGTCCGTTGCCTGGCGCGGGCTTGTCTCGGCGATGAATCCATACATCAAGCCTTGGCGCTTCCGCGTCAAACGCATCCCCAATGCTTGGTATTCGGCCAAGGCGGAGATCAGCGGGGACGCAAACCCTGCCCACATCATCCGCGAATGCCTGACAAACCCTGTCTGGGGCATGGGTTATCCGGATGCAGACATTGATGACACCAGCTTCACGGCGGCAGCGGATACGCTCTATTCGGAAGGCTTCGGCCTGTCGATCCTCTGGGATCAGGAGCAGCCGATCGAGGACTTCATCCTTTCGATCCTGCGCCACATCGATGGTGTGCTGTATGTCCACCCGCGCACCGGCAAGTTCACCATCAAGTTGGCGAGGGACGACTACAGCGTGGCGAGCCTCCCCAGCCTTTCTCCGTCCAACGTGCTGCGCATCGAGGAGTTCACCCGTCCATCCTGGGGCGAGATCGTCAACCAGGTC